TATCTTTTCACCCTGGTCAGTTTACTGTTCTTGCTAGCGAAAATCCAGATATAGTAAATAGAAGTATCGAGGAGTTTGAATACCATGTGGATATGGCAAGATGGATGGGCTACGGCAAGACATTCCAGGACTTTAAAATCAACGTCCATATATCAGGTAGACAAGGTCCAGAAGGGATCAAAAAAGCCCTCAAGCGACTCTCGCCAGAAGCACGAAACACTATCACAATCGAAAATGACGAAATGTGTTGGGGCACAGACGCCAGCCTTGAACTCGTCGATCATTGTGCTCTCGTCTTGGATTTACACCATGAATGGGTCCGTGAAGGATATTACATTACGCCCGAATCAGATAGATTTAAGCGTATAATAGATTCATGGCGAGGTGCTTGTCGTCCTGTTATTCATTACTCACTTAGCCGAGAAGATTTGCTAAATCTACATCCCGCGGATAAACAACCGGATATGGAAGAACTACTAGATTGGGGATACAAGAAACAGAAACTCCGTGCCCACTCAGACTATATGTGGAATACAGCCTGTAATGCGTGGGCTAAAGAGTTTTGGGAATACGCTGATATTATGGTAGAGTCAAAGTGTAAGAACTTGGCGAGCATGAAGCTCTACGAAGAATTTACTTCGCAAGCTTCAACACTTCTGCAACAAGATCCGCTTTCTTTCGACGCTTGTCAAGATCAACACCATGCTCTTTCTTAGCATAGGCTTCTAACTGATCTTTGGTCATTTTGTTAAGATCGGTTTTTGTAACGCCGGTCTTTTTGCGACCACGCTTCTTTTCTTCTTGTTTTTCCTGAACAGGTTCATTTAGTGCAAGTTCAGGATTTGCCTTTTTGCCAGCATCTTTAAACGACTGGTAGTTATTAGGTTCTTGTGAGATAACTGGTGTGTCCGGAACATCACTTCCTAACATTTTTTTTAACCATGTAAACATATAGTCCTCCTTAAGGACACTTATTTAATAAATAGGTTTGTGATAGGAGATTAAAATGGGTCTAAATTGGATTAAATCACGTATTAAAGAAAGAACTTCTTGGGACGGTGCTGGACTAATAGTAATGGGATTATTAGCTATTTTCGCTGCAAATTTAGCAAAAATAGCAGGTGGTATTGCGGTTGCTTACGGTATATGGACAATCTGCAAAAAAGAAAATTAAAATTTGCTTACAGGTAAATCTAATCCTGCAGGCATATCCCATATCTGTTTTTGCTCGATACCTTTCTTTTGTGCAAAACGTTTTGCATCACAATTAGAACAAACATGAAAATAATTATTGCTTGTTCTTTTGTGGTGCATTTTCTTTGGAGTTCTTTCAAACTCGGTGCCACAATTATCACATTTAAAATTATAAACAGTTCTTGTTCTTGAGTACTGATGTTCTTTTCCTAGTTTACTTACCCTGGTGAAAGTATTTGTTTCTAATCTTTTCTTTATAAACATAAAGTATTTACATTAGGCTTTTAAAATCTGTTGATAAATACCATTGAAGCATTTTATCAGGGGCTAATATGGCAAGAAAAATTATTGACATCGGTGAAGTTGGCAACGACGGTACCGGTGATAGCATACGAGATTCATTTCGCAAGGTTAATGAAAATTTTAGAGAATTATACAGTTCGTTAGGTCTAGGAGAACGTTTAACATTTATTGGGTTAGATGATACTCCTACAACCTATGCAGGACAAGAAAATGCGATAGTTACCGTAAACCAAACCACTGACGGATTAAAGTTTAAACAAATACTCGGCGGTACTGGTGTAAACATCGATCAAACAACCAATCAAAATCAGATTACAATCAATTCTGAATTTTCTGATGTTGCAGGCGATCCAGCCCCAAACCTAGGCGGTCCTCTAAATGCGTTCAGTGGCGGTATTAGATACCCTATTGCTAACTTACCCGATTTAACAAATGTTTCTGAAACACAGTCCTTGCTTAATCAAATCACAAATGTTCACGGCACAAACGCAGATGATCCTGATAGAATTGGCGTAAACAAAGGTTACGTGGATACAAAAATTTCTTTAGGTGGTGTTGACGGTATAGATCCGGTTACCGGGGAGTCAGATTCTGCATTTGGACGGATGACAGGGCCGTTAATTTTATCTAGAAGTCCAAACGAAGAAGATGATATCTTGTATGATGGCTTGATTGCCGCAACTAAAGATTATGTCGATAACGGCGGATTTGCCAGTGGTGTGAATCTATATGTGGCCACAACTGGCGACGACGAACGAGACGATTTAGGTAAAGAGAAACAAGGACGCAGCCTTCCTTTTGCCTTTAGATCTATAGAAGCTGCTTGTAAGCGGGCTGAAGAAATACTTTTAGAATCAAATTTAGAACTCGGCCCATACAGAAAACTGCTTACATTTAACAACGGTAGAGGTATCTGCCAACTGTCTGATATTGAAACCGCGCCAATTTCTGGCACAGGATTTGCGGGCGAAATCACAATGGCCGTCGATACACTGTCCTTGAATAACATCGGCACAAACTACAGGGTAGGAGACAGAATTACATTTCCAAGCGGCACTGGCGAGTCTGCTGTAATTGAGGTACTTGCTACTGTATCTACCCCAGGTGCAATTAGTGCCTTTAAGATAATTTCATCCGGTTTATACTCGGTACTTCCTGGTTCATCAGATGTTGCAACCGAAACTGACAGCGAGTTCGGAACAGGGGCAACATTCGATATAACATATAAAGTTGCAGATATATCTGTAACAGATGGCGGATCAGGTTACTCATTGGTTTCAGCAAGGGTAGAAGGTGGCGGAGGCACAGGTGCATTCGGTGAAGCGACTGTGGTTGGCGGCGTAATTACTAACATTGAAATTACTGATGCAGGTTCCGGATTCACAACGTTCCCAACATTGGTTGTAAATCTACCAAGATTATTGATTAGAACAGATGGATTCCAAACTGATTTTACAGGTGACACAGATACTGACAGTGTTGCGGCCTTTAGAACAAGAGATATAAGAGAAGGGTTCCTTTTAGAAGGTGTAACTTCCGGAGCAATAGCTCAAATTTTATCGCACAGCGGTGAATTAGACAGCTTCGGTAACGAAATCTTTGATGTTGATATACTCTCGGGTACTTTTGAAATCGGTGAAGAAATTAGATACGGTGACCGAGCACAAGAAACACAAGTCTGTATTTTTGTCGAAGCTGGAATATATGAAGAACATTTTCCATTGCGGGTTCCGCCAAATACAGCAATTATAGGTGACGAATTTAGACGAACTATCGTTCGACCTAGACAAGGAACAAGTTCTTCACCTTGGGCTTTTCAGCGTTTTAGAAGAGACCTTACTATCCCCGAGCCTGATCCAGTAACCGACGGAGACGGATTAGTAACGAGTGGGACCGATTTGGTAATAGGCGAAAGACTTTTCGGTTATCATTATCTACAAGACAGCGCCGCACCGGTTTATCCTAAAATTAGCAATCCTGGAAATTACAACGAGGCTGCAACACTATTAGAACTTAACAGAAAATTCTTACAAGAAGAAACAATTGCGTGGATTAATGAACAAATAGTTGAGGAAACGGCTCCTTTTACAAGTGCCTTTACATATAACAGTGCAAGATGTAAAAAGGATGTAGGATTAATTACTGACGCTGTAATTTTTGACCTTAGATACGGCGAATATAACAGAACAATTTCTGCAGGTTTAAAGTATTATGAAACAGCCAGTGGTAGAATTGCAATTACAGATCAGCTTTCCGAAACACTTGCCGCTATAGACCGTTGGTTTGAATTAGCAGGAAAAGTAATTAATAACGAAGAAATTTTTGATACTTTTTCAACTGAATCACAGGTAATTGATCGTGCGTTTCAATCTGCACCCGAAGCCCCAACCGTCTTGGAAGACCTAACGGATGCTTTGAAAGATGTTATAGACGGAAGTGGCAGTGTGAACTATCCTAAAGAAAACGATGCAATGGATATGTTCTTAATGAACGACGCTGACATCTTAAGAGCAGTAACCGGTCAAGGGCACGGTGGCTTTATGATGGTGTTAGATCCTACCGGGCAGGTATTGGCAAAATCTCCGTACTGTCAAGAATCGGCAAGTTTTTCCAAATCCACTAACGAGTGGACTTTTGCAGGAGGTATGTTTGTTGATGGATTTACAGGAAACCTTCAGTTCCTCCACGATTCAAGCGATAGTACAACAAGAATCAATGTATCTGGTCTTGATAGATTCCCGCAATTGCCAGCATCATTTATTGTAGCAGATACTCGATTCACCATTAACTATGTAAGGAATTTCCAGTACAACAAGGATGGAAGCACAGCTACTTTTGTGCTAGACGAAACTACGCCTTTTGATCTTGCACCTGGTCCCCAGACCTGTACAATAAGTCAGGGCAGTCCGGCAATCATTACGAAAAACGATCACGGACTTACTCCCGGTGTTACTTTGGTGTTTAACGCAACCGGCGGAACATTACCTGCAGGCATAGAAGAAGGCGTAGAGTATTACGTATTAAGTTCTAATATTACACCTAACACTTTCCAAATCGAAGCACTGCCAGGAACAGGACAACCTATTGAAACTACAAGTGCAGGAAGCGGAACTTTTGATTATCAAGTAAAATATGAAGTTCTGATGCCTGGCAACAGAAGTATGCTGTCAAATGACTACACTCAGGTCAACGACATGGGTTTTGGTTTGTTGGCAACAAACGGAGGACTAACAGAAAGTGTCTCCATGTTCACCTATTACAACTATGTTTCTTACTATGCGGTAAATGGTGCACAAATTCGTTCTATAGGAGGTTCATCGGCTCACGGCGTTTATGCATTGGTCGCGGCAGGATCAGATCCTTTAGAAGTTCCTACTCCTACAGAACCATACTATGATTTTGCACAGCGTGTAGATTGTTTTTTTCCTTCCGCAGGTTTTGCGAATGAAAAAGAAGGATTGATTGTTTTTGTAAACAATTATGACTGGGCTCCTTTAGAAAATGGCGAATTGGAAGTTGATCACGGCAACTTTATTGTTAGATATCCGGTAACCTCGGTTAACACAGAAGGCTTACCAGACGGCGTTGCAAGACTTAATCTTACATCAGACACCTCGGGCAACTTCGATGGAATTTTCGAAGTTATTCCGGACGGAACAAAGATGACATATAGATCTAAAGCTACCTTCATCCTAACAGGCGGACTAGAGAATGTTGCGGTTCGCCCGTCTACAGGCCTGGTGCTTAACGAATCGCCAGAAGTTTATCGTGTGTTGCAATTCCAAGCCTACAGCAATGATATAGATGAAGAGTTTATAACTAGAATCGTAACGACCGGTGACCCTGGTGAATTAAGTATATACGTTGAAGTTACTGATATCAGCACTGACTCTACGAGATTCATCTTAACAACTTCTTACAATCATAGATTAAGAGAAGGCGATACATTTGTACCAACCAGTTCCACCAACGGGTTTACAGCAGGAACAACTTACTATGTTGTAGAAGTTCCTGCATACAATCAAATAATTGTTGATACAGATCCGCAAGGCAATGATGGTTTTTCACCTTCTACAGGGACGAGCCTAAGCATCCTAGGACTTGTTCCGCACAAATTAGTGCCTAATTTTACTATTGCGTTCAACACAACAGGAACATTACCGACAGGTCTTGACAATGAAGTATTTTTTGTGTTAGAAGAAGGACTAACAGATACTAAATTCCAAGTTTCACGAGAACGTAACGGAAACCCTGTTGCAATTACAGATGCTGGTAGCGGTGATTTAACCTATTTCCAAACAGGACTTACCAAAACTACCACAAGAGAAAACTATAATTTCAATGATTTAACCTTGTTCCAGCCTAATATTGAGGTTCCAGGAACTAGGACAACGGTTACAATTTCGATTGCCGCTCCTGGGGTGTTTACTACCAGTGGAGCGCACGGATTAAATGTAGGCGATGCAATCCGTTTGTTCACAACAGGCGATCTACCAACAGGGTTAAGCACGGCACAAAATTATTTTGTAAACACAACGCCATCAGCTAACACATTTACAGTATCCAGTGGCTATCCAGGTATAAGCGGGACCGCGGTGGTAGATACGACCGGCACACAAAGCGGCACACACAGTTTTTCATTTGTAAAAGGACGCCCGGGTGACAGAAGTTTTGCTGTTGTGCCAGTAGCCCCACAGGATAGAGATAGAATTCCTGGTTCTAGATTTACATTCCGCGGCGAAGATTACATTATCGAAGAATACCAGTCCGAAGAGGAAACAAATGAAGCCTATGCAATTTTGGTTCTCGATAGAGATCTAGAAGATGGTTTGATTTATTACAGCGGCAGTTATGCTATTCAGAGTGCTGTTCCGATTAGGGATCAAAGAGCGAAAGGAACGCTCACAGTGAGAATTTCTCTAGTTCGTGTAACATCTCACGACTTATTGGAAATTGGTACTGGGTCATACGCTGATACTAACTATCCTAAAGAAATTTATGGTGCAAGCGTTAATGCGTTTGAGGAAGCTAACGAAGTGATCGAACGAGATGTGGGACGAGTGTTCTTTGTAACCACAGACCAGTTTGGTAATTTCAAAGTAGGACCATTCTTTAAGGTTGACCAGGGGACAGGTACTGTTACTTTTGCGGCTGCTATTGCACTTTCCAATCTTGACGGTTTAGGATTCAAGCGTGGTGTGCCGATTTCAGAATTTTCCGTAGATAGCACATTCACAGACAATGCGGTTGATACGGTGCCGACAGAAAATGCTACTAGGGTTTATATCGAAAGAAGATTAGGTATAAGCCATAGTGGTGCTGTAGTTCCAGAAGAAACACTGATTCCAACAGGGTCTGGTGGTTTTATGTCATTAGACGGTCAGCTATCTATGAAAGGTAACATGAATCTAGGTGATAACAAAATCATAACAGTAGCCGACCCAACAAATCCACAGGATGCTGTTAATCTAAGAAGCTTAACCTTTACAAATCTACAAGAATTTACAGGTAATTCAATATCTGCAAACCAACTATTGGTGTTTACAGGTGATGGTAACGAAGCTGTCAACGCCACTATTGTAGGTGATATTGCACTTGACATAGATTCAACGGCAAACACAATTGATGCACAAATTGTTCCTGATACTATCATTGACACTGACGTAAAATTACCTTTGAATAATACAGAGTTCGAAGCAGAGGCAATATTACAAAGCAAGCTTAATATGAATAAGGCTTCTGCTAGAACTGCAGCGGCTGCAGGAACTAATCAAGCAATACAAGCCACACTAGGTGTTGCCAGTTTTGATGATACACAGTTTACAGTTACCGACGGATTTGTTGAATTACAAACCGCCACAGATAACACCACCGGTATAGAGCTGGAAAAAATACAGCATTTTGCTGGAAGGCATGTTATTGCAAATCCTAATGTAAGTGTAGACGGTGCCCAGGCAGTTTCTTATGCAGATGTGGTAAATGTAGGCGGCGCCCTTAAGAAAAATCAATTTACAGGGACTGGTTTCATACGTAGAGATAACACTTCCAGCAATGCTAACGATGTAGACTACAGCATTGTTGAAAGTTCTGCGGCTTATACTGGGGCATCTGACAATAACAAACTGATAAATCGTGACAGCCAAGGCGATTTTGAAGCAAGAGTTGGTAATTTATCAAAACTTAAAATAGATGATTTAGATGCAGTCGATTCTGTGCAGACAGCATCGGGTGGGTATATTCAGCTTTACACTTATACCGGAGCTGGTGGTATTTTCCTATCTGGTGGAAGCTTAGGAACAGATAAGGTAAACCAGTATCGTAATGATCTCCATGAATTCTTAACCCAGGATGGTTCGGACGATGCTCCTATAACCGCAAAAAGTGTTCAAACTTTAGCACTCACCACAGGCGGCAACACAACGGCAGGAACCGTTACCGGTAGATGGAGCTTGACTGGCACATCACCAACCGAATCGAGATTCGAAGCAACTTACTCTGCAGACGTTGCTGAATACTATGAAGGAGATGCAGAATACGAAGTAGGAACTGTGTTGGTATTCGGAGGTGACAAAGAAGTTACTACAACAGTTAGGCACGCCGATCCAAGAGTAGCAGGTGTTGTATCGGCGACTGCTGGTTTTGTTATGTATACATCCTGTCCTGGGCTGAAGAACTGTGTTGCACTAACAGGTCGTGTTCCGTGTAAAGTATTAGGAAAAATTAACAAGGGCGATATAATTGTTACTTCAGAAGTTCCAGGGGTTGGTGTTAAGGCGATCGGTGATGTAAGAGCAGGTACAATTATAGGGAAAGCAATAGAAAACTACGACTCAACAGAAGTCGGGCTAATTGAAGTAGCCGTAGGGAGAACATAATGGCTAAAAAATCCGTATTACCGGGAAATCCTCCATTAATTTGGAGCAACGTAGAAAAAGCATTCGCTAACATCAACTCCAATTTCGACGAATTGTATCTAACTATAGGCGGAGGAAGCGTTGTTGATCTAACCACCTTAGAAAGCAGCATTATACCCGGGTCAACTAATATCTATTCCCTAGGCACAACATCAAAAGCATTTACCTCAATCCATGCAAGCGAATATGAAGCAGAAGGTCCTGGGGAGTTTAATGGATTATATGCAGGTGCGGCACAAATTAAAGGAATCGGAAGCACTATAGATCTTCCTTTGAACAGTACCGTAGACGGCGAGCTCATAATTGATCCTAACAAAACATTCTTTAAAAGTTTTCAAATTGATGACGGAAACCGTATTGTTGCAGATGAATTTGTAGATACAGTAAATTTTTTAAGCGGAACAGCTATTCAAATAACCACAGACTCAGGCGCCGAATCTATTACATTCACAAATACTGGTGTAACAGCACTGGCAGGCGGTTCTGGAATTTCAGTAAGTTCGGCTACAGGTAACATCACCGTAACAAACACTGGGGTTTTAAGTATTACAAATTCAACTAATTTGTCTGCACAAGCACCGTACAGTGTAGGAGCATTAGGCAGATCAGCAGGCACAGGCATAAGGGTCGACACAGCCACAGGCAATCCTGTATTGACAAATATAGGTGTCATTGAAGTACAGGGTGGTTTTGGTATTACCACAAACACTGATCCTGTTACAGGTATAGCAACAATTCAAAACAATGCGCCTGCTCAGCCTGCATTTGGTAGAATTAGATTAGCAGGAGACGGATTTGGCATTAATGATGTTGTCGCAGAAGTTACTACTGATCAATTGGTCATTGACCAAGGTTATGGTATTGTTGTAACCACTACTCCACTTACAGATACAATTAAACTAGAAGTTGATCAAAGAATAGATATTATTGGGTCAGTATTTTCAGATGGCTCTACAATGTTAGTAGATGGCACAAACGGTGTAATACCGGCGGAAAATCTTTTGGGAACCGCTTCTATAAACATAAACGGTGATACTATAGGCTACCACACTGGAGATGTGGAAGGATCTGTCTTTGCCGATGACAGCACGTTATTAGTTGATGCAGTAGACGGAAAAATTGTGGGTAATGTCGAAACCACTTCGGTGTCAGCTGATACTGTTGCTACAAACGGGCTTACTGTGAATGCCCAAGCAAGACTGGGGGAGCACTGGCCATTCACTGACGGGACAGACGACATAGGCAGAGTGGGAAATAGATACGGAAATATCTATGCAAATTCTTTAATAGGTAATGTTGTAGGTAATGTAACTGGTGACTTGATAGGATCTGTTTTTGCTGATGATTCCACCTTATTAGTAAACGGTGTTGACGGAAGTTTAACATACAGTGCTTCAGTACCAAGCGACTGGGACGGAACGGCTCCAACTACTGTAGGCGAAGCCATTGATAGATTAGCCACATTAGTTAAAACACTAAATGCAGGAACAGGAGCGTAATAAATGGCAAAACAAATAGTAAATATCGGAACTTCCGCAAATGATAGAACAGGTGATAGCCTACGCAGTGCTTTTAATAAAATAAACGAAAACTTTACAGAACTCTACACAGAATTAGGAATCAACAGCGATGATGACTTAAATCTAGGGTCATTTGAGTTTACAGGAAGCACACTAACCACCACAGACAGCACTGCCATTGTTATCGATCAAGCCGCAACTATCACGGGCGATTTCACCGTGGGTGGAGATATTGTTCCTAATGTTAACGAAGAACACAATCTAGGAAGTGCCACTCGTAGGTTTAAAGATTTGTATCTAAGTGGTAGCACCATTGACCTAGGCGGAACCACACTAAGCATTGTGGATGGAAATCTACAAATAGGCGGTGTAGATGTTGCGGCTGGTGATATTGATTATAGTGAAATACTGAATACACCCGCTATTCCAAACTTGGGAAACTGGACATTCAGCAGTAGTGTTTTATCTGATGGTAGCACAGGAAATGCTGTTATACAATCCAGTCCCTTTGCAGGTTCAAAACTTATACTTAGAGCTCGAGGCCCGAGCGACCAGGATTGGATTTTTGATCAAGACGGCCACTTAGAGATGCCAGGAACCTTCACAGTCGGCGGTACAGGATTTGTTAACCTAAATAATGATGCACAAGGTGATACATTTTATGGCGGCGTAACAACTGATAAAGCAATATTATTTTTAAAAGGTTCTGACTACTTAGCAGGCAGTGATAACGGTGGCGGAGTCACTATCCAAGGCGGTTCAGCAAGAAACAGTGGCGATAACGGCGATGTAATTATTTCAAGCGGTAATGGAGGATTATCAGGAACCGGTAGTGTTTCTATAATAGCAGATAACGCAGTATCATTAATAGCTACCCAAATTTCAGTCGCTGGGGAATTTACAAATACACTTAACGCAGATATAAGTGGTAGTGTGTTCGCTGATGATAGCACACTATTAGTAGATGGCGTCGATGGCAAAGTTGTAGGTAACTTTATTGGAAACACGATAAATGTTGAAGAAGAATCTGATCTCATAATAAACACAAGCGGCACACAGGAAGACACCAGCCCAGTTGGGATATATAGCAATACATTTAAATTTACCGCTCAGGGTGAATTAATATTTGACAGCGGATTTGGGGAAATTAAAGCCGCCGATGGAGCAATACTACGCATACAGTATCTAGCAAATTCGGAAATTCACTGGGCAACTGCTCCGGAAACTGTGAAAGAAGCATTGGATAGAATAGCAGCCGCAATTTATGCAGTGAATGGAAACACTCCAATATAACGGTAAATACTATACAAAGAGAACACATTATGGCAATTCAAACAATTAACATCGGTAACAGAGTAAATGACGGTCTAGGTGATGACCTCCGCACTGCTTTTGAAAAAGTAAATGCAAACTTTACTGAACTTTCTAATGAGTTAGCCACTACTGGTGAAAATATAGGGAGTACAGGTGCCGGCATATTCAAACAAAGAACAGGCGGTACTTTAGAATTCAAGAACTTAGTAGGCGGAACTAAAATTACTGTACAAGAATTTCCGTCATCCGTTGAAATTAATTCTACACAACCCGATGCATTTACACAGTTTGATACAGATTCCGGCTCAATAAATGCGGCAACACACGAACAATTAACGTTGCAAGGCACCAAAGCACCAGGTTCTTACAGCGGAGTAAAAGACATTGAAGTAACTACTTTAGGATCTAATGTACTATTCAAAACTATACTTCCTGTAACTGAAATATTACAAAATTATGATTTTGGCTTTGTGACAGGCAATTTTGTTAATTCTGTCCAATTTAATACGGCAAACACTAATGTTGATTTTGGTACATTAGAATACGATAGTAGAATTAATCTAGACTGCGGCACAATTTCCTAAGGAGATATAATGGCAATCAGTTGGAAAACGCCAAAAGGAAACCTAGGAACCTACCAAGAACGAGAACTGTTAGACATTTTGTTGGAAGCTGAAAGCGACACCGGCGATGTTCAATTGCAGGTCATTGCTGGTGATTTACCCAATGGATTACGTTTAGAAGGCAATAGGATTTTAGGTAGTCCTACTGAAGTTGCAAAATTAACCAATTCAACATTCGCGGTACGAGCGACAGACGCTGTTGATCTTAAAGATAGAACCTTTTCCATTACGGTTGACGGAGGAGATGTTCCAATCTTTCAAACTCCTGACGGTTTTTTAAATGTAGGAGAAGGAGATCAATATTTTGTTCTAGATAATGCATTAGTTGATTTTCAAATTGAAGCAAGAGACCCAGATTTGAATGCCGGGCAAACAATTGAATTTTATCTTGTGCCTAATTCTGGACAATTGCCCCCAGGCCTGATTCTGTCTGCAGATGGAAAAATTACCGGGTTTACTGATCCAATCCTTGCACTTCCTGATTTGGTGAGTGATTTGGGAGGATATGATGCGAATACCTTTGATACAACTCCTTTAGACATAGGCGGAGTAAACACTAATGGTTTCGACAGTTTCTTTTACGACAGTTTTACATATGATTATAATGAGCCTGCGTTAATACCTAAGCGTTTAAGTCGAATTTATACCTTTAGCATAGGCATAACTGATGGGATATTTGTTGAAACCAGGGTATTTAAAATTTACGTTGTTACAGAAGAGTTTCTTAGGGCGGATAACAACATACTACAGGTAGATACAAATCTATTCCAAGCAGATTCAGACGGTAATCGGGAACCGATTTGGGTTACAGACAGTTATCTTGGTAGGTTTCGAGCCAAGAATTATATTACCTTGTTTTTAGAAGTATACGATCCCCCAACATTGCCCGGTATAACATCTTACTTGTTAGAAACTGTAAATCCAGACGGTACTCCTAGCGTGTTGCCGCCAGGCACAGAATTAGATACAATCACCGGCGAAATTGCAGGCGAAGTTCCATATCAGGATGCGGTGACAACCACCTATCAGTTCACTGTATTGGCTATTAATTTCCCGCAAACATCCACACCTTCATATAATTTACAGGGAGATTGGAGCAACAGTGTTTTTTATCAAGAAGGCGATGCTGTAAAATTTAATGGTGATTTATACATTGCAAATAAAATTAATAGGAATAATCCGCCAGAACAAGGCGAATTTTGGACTCTAGGTTATACTACTACCCCAAAAACGTTTACGGTAGATATTATTGGAGAAATAGAAAGTGCAATTACGTGGATAACACCGAGCGATAGAGGTTCGCTCGCACCTAATGTCCCTAGTAACATTTTCATTAAAGCGACGACAACAGCATACGGCGAACAAGTATTTTACAGTTTAGAATCCGGCAGTTTACCACCAGGATTAGAGTTACTACCATCTGGTATTATTGCCGGAAAAATAAAACAGTTTGCAGATGACGAAGGAGAGGGCCTTACAAGATTTTTTGAAAGGGACTCAAGCACAGAAGACAGTGCTGGAACTATTTCTTTTGATACAACTTTTGATAATTCTAACACTACATTTGACAGAAAATTCGAATTCACTGCAAAAGCCAGAGATTTTGCTGGTCTAGCAGAAACCACAAGAACTTTTACCTTAACGGTTCCTGTAACGCAGAACAGAACATTTGCCAGCCTTTATATAAAAGCATTCCAAAGCAAAGAAAAAAGATTGTATTGGGCAGACTTCATCACTGATGCAATCATATTTAACCCTGATGATTTATACAGATACGGTGACGTAAATTATAGTGTACAAACTGATTTAAAAGTGTTGATTTATGCAGGAATAGAAGCACAGGATGCAGTCGAATATGTACAGGCAATGAGCAGGAATCATTATAGAAAACGACTGCAATTTGGCGAAGTGAAAAAAGCGTTAGCAAAGGACCCTGCAACACAAGAAATTATGTACGAAACTGTTTACGTTGAGATTTTAGACGAATATGAATCGAACGGAAAACAAATTAGCAATGTAATAGAATTACGAAATAATATCAACAGCCCGGTCTTGGTGAGTTATGATGCAATAACTATAGATAGTGACATCCCGTTTGTAAGTGATTCGGATCACCAAAGAATTTTTCCTAATAGCATCGAGAATATGAGAGACAGAATACAAGAGTTGGGGCCGACGGATAGAACATTTCTACCATTATGGATGCGTAGTATACAGGATACAGGAACATTCGAATTAGGCTTTACAAAGGCAGTGGTTTTGTGTTATGCTAAACCTGGTAAGGGAGAAGATATAATTAGGCGTATAAAGGCACAGAATTACGATTTTAAACAACTTAATTTCGAAAGCGATAGATATATCATAGATATTTTAGACGGTGAAAATGAAGATAAATATCTTGCATTTCCACAAATTGGAGAAAAATTACCGTGAGTGACATACAATTTTTAGGGATTAATGAAAATTTCCCTGTAGCAGGTCAGGATAATGACACACAGGTGTTCAGAGATAACTTTGACACAATCAAGCAAAGCCTAAGAACTGCTCAAACAGAAGTTGAAGATTTGCAGGATAATACTGCTAAAACTAATCAAGCAAATGACTTTAATAATAACAAAATCCAACGTGCGACTTTACAAAACACAGCTTTTGCTAAATTCAATGCAGGATCTGTGACCGCTACACCTACCACGATTGATTATGAAAATGGAAATTATCAGATTTACACGGTAGGTGCAGATGTAGGATTTGACTTTTTAAATTTCCCGGGTGACCCGCTATTAGATTTTTCGCAAGCCGGTTTTGGAAAAATTACGCTTGAATTGTACAGCGACGGCGATGCAAGAACTGTTACATTTATTACCTCAGGCGGTACGGTAATAAAGAAAGATCCTAATTTTCCAGCTAATATAACAGTTTCGTCATCAGACGATCCTGTCATTATCGAAATTTGGAGATATAACTCTGAAGTAATTTACATGCATTATCTAGGAGTATTTTCTTAATGCATCACCCGTTTATTGGTGAGCTTAAAGATATGTCAGATTCAGAAGTCGATGACAAGATAAAGGAACTGACATCTAAATATCTTTCTGCGCAAAGATTTAATAACCCAGAGGTCTTGACACAACTTCAAACTTTCCTTACAATATACAGAGAAGAATTAAAAACACGTTCTCTTACACGGAAAATGACCACTGATGACGACGACGATCTCGACCAACTTATCAACATCGACTAATACGCTTGACGATATATTAGAAGGCATAAAATTACACGGTATTGATTATTTAGATCTATGTAAAACAGATGCCGATTTGGATCAGTACAAGAAAAGAATTAACGAAGAATTCTTAAATTATCCTATACCGAAAGAAGTGATTGATCATAAAAACTGGTATGTCCCGACTGAGTATATGTCAATGGATATAGAAAAGCACATCCTTAATTTGTGTAAGACTGACGAAGAAGTACAAAGAGTAAAAAGTGAGATTCAACTTTATCAAAAGCATGATTTTTTAGATGTCTTACGTTGTATGAAATATATAGTAGATACACTACGTGAAAATAATGTTGTTTGGGGAGTTGGTCGTGGATCCAGTGTTGCCAGCTATGTGTTATACTTACTAGGGGTTCATAAAGTGGACAGCATTAAATATAATTTACCGTTAGATGAATTTTTTAAAGGAGAAATTAATGGGTAAAACTTATAGAAGCCTTAGAGGCAAAGAAGTTGATATGGAAAAATTAACACTACAAAACGAATTACAACCTGCCGTGGGAAATATGCGTGTAAATGCACGCGGGGACGAACTAGGACAAGGTGGAGAAATTGTGCGAACCAGGGAAGAAGTATTAAAAGATTATTATGATAAGAACCCACGTTCTGTTCGTGAAGACAAAACCAAATAAAGGAGAATAAATGTCAGTTTACACAATCCAAGGCGAAATTAAAGCCAAGGGAGACGATATCTTAGTGGCCGATATGTACTTCGGCGAGATGAAAACCGCTTCTGGTATTATTATTGCAGAAGATAATGGAAAAACCAGAGGTGTTAAACCCAGGTGGGGCAAAGTTTATTCTGTAGGTCCTGCCCAAACAATGGTTAAAAAAGACGATTGGATCCTTGTAGAGCACGGAAGATGGACACGCAAGATAAAAGTAGATAGCGGAGATGGAGAGTTTGAAATACAAAAAGTCGATCCTCAAGGCATTTTAGGTATTTGGAATGGTGAAGGAGAACCGAATACAAGTTATATCGGACAAGAATACAACGATGGACAAGGTTTCGACGTTGATCCTGGTTTGTTTATGGACAATTAATGTATCTCAAAAAGAAATCCTGGAATATAAGCGATATTAAACGGCAGATAGACCGGATAGCATTAGAATGCAAAAGCCCTTACAATGAGGGCTTTACTTCCTTTGAGCTGAAAAAAGAACTATACGAACTAAAATTTTTTATAGACCAGCAATTAAATTCTTGTCCTGACTTCGCTGGGGAAAAAGAATGGTTGATAGATCTTGAAAAAGAAACTATAATCAATTATCTAAAGAAATAAGGAGACTATATGTCTAATCCGTTTAAGGATCAATCCGATTTTATGACTGCTTGTGATCAAACTGTTGGCATTCCCAATCCAGAACAGGCAGGAATGTACGTTAAACTTATCGTTGAAGAAATGAATGAACTAATGGAAGCAATCGATCAACAAGATGAAATTGAAGTATTAGATGCTCTCATTGATATTCTGGTTGTCACAATCGGCGCAGGGCATAGCATAGGCGCAGACATGGAGGGAGCCTGGAAGGAAGTAATGCGTACTAACTTTGCAAAAATTGATCCAGACACGGGCAAAGTTCGCAAACGTGAAGACGGTAAAGTATTAAAGCCAGAAGGGTGGACTGCTCCTGTATTATCCGACTACGTTTATAAGGAAAATGATCCGAAATGAAAGATCTTTGGGTAGAAAAATACAGACCAAAAACAACAGCTGAGTATGTTTTTAAAGATGATGCTCAACGTAAACAAATTGAGACATGGGTTTCAGATCAAAGTATTCCGCACTTATTGTTCAGCGGGTCTGCCGGTATCGGTAAAACAACCATGGCAAAAGTATTAATCAACGAGCTAGGTATTGAAGAGTTTGATGTTTTAGAAATAAATGCAAGTCGCACAAACTCTGTAGAAGATGTTCGCGATAAAATTACTAATTTTGTACAAATGATTCCATTTGGTCCGTTTAAAGTAGTATTGTTAGACGAGGCTGATTACTTATCTCCAAACGCACAGGCAGCATTGCGTGGTGTAATGGAGGAATATCATAGCACTTCTCGATTCATCCTTACTTGTAATTACCCAAACAGAATTATTCCTGCTATTCACAGTCGGTGTCAAGGTTTTCATATTGAAAGAATTGATCAAACAGAGTTTACAGCCAGGATTGCAACTATTCTTGTAGAAGAAGAAATTGCATTTGATCTAGATACACTAGATAGCTATGTAAAAGTTGCATACCCGGATTTGCGTAAAGCAATTAATATGGTACAACAGAACGTACATAGCAATGAATTGCATGCACCTAATAAAGGCGACGAAGGCGAAGCTGATTGGAAGTTCGACATGGTCGATTTATTCAAAGCAGGTAAAATACAAGAAGCTCGTAAACTGCTATGTGGTAAGATCAGGGCAGAAGAAATGGAAGAAGTGTATCGCTGGTTGTATGATAATCTTGAAATTTTTGGCGAGGATGAAAATCAAGACAGAGCTGTGTTGATTATCAAACAGGGATTGGTTGACCATACGCTGGTCGCAGATCCAGAAATCAATCTTGCGGCAACACTTATTAAACTTGGGAGATTATAATGGCTTACGTAGTTGATGATAAATGTATTATGTGTAAACACACTACCTGCGTTACCGTCTGCCCGGTGGACTGCTTTTACGAAGGTGAAAACATGCTGGTAATCAATCCGGAGGAATGCATTGATTGTGGAGTATGCGAACCTGAATGTCCAGAAGATGCTATCTATGCAACTAACTATGTAGAAGATATGTGGTATCAGCACAATCTATACTTTTCCAAAGAATGGCCTAATATCGCAGACGAAAAAGATCCTATGCCGGAACATGAAAAGTATTCAGCCATAGAAAATAAAATACACCTGTTTAGTAAAAATCCAGGCCAATAAAATAATAGTAAGGGGACAATGTCCCCTTACTTGTTTACTCCTCTCCGTAAATAGCTAGGATTTCTTTAACAGCCTTATGCCGTTCTATGTCACTCACCGTAAAGTGACAAATATCTACATAGCGGTGATTATCAAAGTTGTTATACAACTGTAAAAACTCTAAGAGACCATTGTTACTTGGACGATCGGCCTGCTGTAGATCACCGGTCACGACCATCTTTGACCCTTCACCTAGTCTAGTTAATAACATTTTCATCTGACTAGGTGTGGCATTCTGCATTTCATCAGCGATAACAATCGCATTTTTGAATGTTCTTCCTCGCATGTATGCCAGAGGGCTCGTTTCAATCACCTCCTCTTGAACCATTTTTTCAATTTCCTTGGCATTGTAATTTTCAGCGAATACATCAAATATTGGTTTAGTCCACGGTTCCATCTTTTGATTTAAATCTCCAGGTAAGAATCCGTGTTGTTCATCGACGCTAACTGCGGGTCTTGTAACGACGATTCTATCAACATCTCCGTCCTTAAGCTCGTTTATAGCCCACTGAACCGCGATCATTGTTTTACCTGTACCTGCAGGACCAGTAGCAAATACAATATACTTACTATCGTCACTGAGTTTAAGTAAATACTCCTCTTGGTTTAGATTTTTTGGGTAAATTTGAACACGTTTTTTAGATTTGTGTTGAGAGATGTTTATAACGTTTTGATCTTCGGCAAGATTACTCATCATAGCCTGTTTATTTTTTCGCTTCATATAAAGGTCTGTCCTCCTTAGAAGTGTCGAGTTCGACCTACTTGCAAGTGTTCGAACCCGAACACAAAAGTATTTAACTTGAGAAAACACTAATTATAGTACGTGATAAAAGATTTCGATAAATACTATTGAGGAAAAACCATGGCAGATATTAAAGACATAATCCAAAACGTACAACAAATCTATGATTCAAATAACAGCCTCAATATCTTAAAAGATTTTGAAAGGGTAATTGATGAGCTCGATGTTTATGTTTACGATAACTGGATTGATGGAGAATTAGTAGAAGGACCTAAAGAAACTAGATATTTTATTTCATGCACATTCATGTGGCCGAAAGAACATATGCCTGATCCGAAAGGAGGCATAAAATTAATCAATTATGGATGCAAAGTCGAATGGGCAGAAGATTATGTTGCTAAAGTGAGACAAATAAAAAAGCCAGAAGATATCCGTCCTGGTACAAAAAAAGGAAAAATAGATTACTATCCAGTATGGATGGTGAAAATAACAATGCCTAAAAAATTAATTGCAACCGTAGAGACAGGATACACAGAACTTGACAGAAACAAAATTGAAGACATTGTAAATCAAGTTCCTGTTAAAGCTCCTATACAGCAACCAGAATTAGAAGCAGCAGACGCAGATACAGAGGAAAATGATCTTGGCCTATAAGCAAGTAAACGAAGGTCTACGAAAGTCGGATCTAAAAGATTTAATATATCCAAAATTACAAATTGACACATTTAAAAGTAAAATGGGTGAAGATTCTGATGTATGTGTTGTTACTATGCAGGCCAAAGATAGATCGCCCGCCAAAGACTTAATGGAGTTTATTGAAAAATCATATGATTTTGTACTTGATGCTGATATCAGTGCTGGCGAAAATTCAAGAGGTGAATATAGTATATTCGTTGAAATCGAAAGAACAACAAATCTTGCAGAACAAATTTGCGATATGATGTACGGCATAAAGCAACTTACGGAAATAGATAATTTCGATTTCGTATACTACAAGGACAAAACACAAAGGCCTGTATCAAGAGAAACACTAGAAAATCTAGTACCACAAAATTCGATGCAGTATTACTCTATGCTTAATGAAACCAAAATTAAGGAAGCAGAATCATTTTTCTCCAAAACCTTCATGGATCACCTAGAAATTGACGGGAACCTGCTAAGTATTGTAAGACCTTTTGGGAATAAGATAAACCTAGAAGTAATAGACGAAGGCGAAAAAGAAAAATTGATATCTAATATCAACGAGCCTATCACTGAGAATAGTGAAAGCACAGCAGAGGTTTTTTGGTTGACCAAGGTCTTAGGTGATTACGATATTACTAAATATGGTGATAAATTCCTATTAATAAATGGGAACAACGCAAAACTTGTTAAAAGGGGGATATAATGCGTTTATCAGAAAATTTTACAATGGCTGAATTTACAAAAAGCCAAACAGCAGAGCGTAGAGGTATAGATAACACACCACAAGGCGAGCATCTAGATGCAGCGGTGGCATTATTCGAAAACGTGGTACAGAAAGTTCGTGATCACTTTGGTCCTACTGTGATCAATTCAGGATATCGTTCACCAGAGCTAAACGAAGCCGTAGGTGGTAGTTCACGTTCACAGCACTGCAAAGGCGAAGCGGCTGATATCGAAGTGCCAGGAGTTCCTAATGCAGAACTTGCTGAGTGGATTCGTGATAACCTAGAATTCGATCAGTTAATCCTGGAATTTTACACTCCTGGGATCCCAGATTCGGGTTGGGTCCATGTATCTTATCTAGCAGACGGCGATAATCGCGGCGAATGCCTAACAGCGACTCGTATCGACGGCAAGACAGAATACTCTGTAGGAATTAATGCTTAAAGTCTATGCTGTTTTAATCATAGTAGGAGTACTTGGCACTTTTGCATACGGTGCCAAGTATTACTATGACAGCACACAGGCAACAATCGCAACCCTACGTGAAAACAATGCCAAACTAGAAACAGCCGTCGAAATAAGCGAAGCAAGTATCGAAATGCTTCAGGAAGATATGGCTAAATTCCAAGAATTAAATCAACAATTACAAGCAGACCTACAGGCTGCAGAAGCCTACGGTGACGAGCTTCAAAGTAAATTGAACAGACTAGACCTTGTTCAAGATGCATTACGAGATGCAGAACAATTAGAAGGAAAGATGAATGGCGCTACAGCAAAACTTTGGCGCGGCATCATTGAAGATACTGGCGGTGATCCTAACCGTCCTCTACCTAACTGGTTGCAGCCTAGTGAGCAAACCAGAACCGGAGATCAAAGTGGTAACCAAGGTGGAGAAGACAACAGTACCGACAGTGAGCCGACCCAAGCCAGTCCAGCTCAATGATGTAAGGGTATATGTAGTTAATGAACGCATTCTTGATGACTTCTTGTCAGAGTTCAAAGATCGGCACGGCGAAGTAGCATTTGTTGCTCTATCAATGAAAGACTACGAAAACTTGGCACTCAATATAGCGGATCTTCGTCGTTATATAAATCAACAAACACAGATCATTGTTTATTATGAAGATGCTGTGGATCCTAATGCAGATGACACTGTGGTCTCGGAAACTCCCCTAGAACAATAAATAAACATAGTAGGAGGGCTACTATGTTAGAAATGATAGACAGAATGTTCAGCGATACCCTTTGGATTTGGACCGCCATTGGTGGTTCTATAATCGGTGCCGTTGCATTGGCCTATCTTAAGGACACTAGAGCGGGTATTTGGTTCTAC